TTATGTAGCCGAAATGGTTGTGGTAATAGTCCCCCGAAGCCGCTGCGCTGCTACCTCAAAATAATGATCACTGGTTTCTATACCAATAAATTTTCGCCCTGCTTTCAGTGCAGCCACACCCGTTGTCCCTGACCCCATAAAAGGATCAAGGACTGTTCCGCCACTATTCACAGTCCTGACCAGTTCCGCCATTAGTTCTTCTGGTTTTCCGGTCGGGTGCATTTTCTTTGACGGGATAACCGGGTACGTCATGCAGCCGTCGAACGGCCCCGAAGGCGATTTATCTAAATGGCCTTTGCTGCCCCAGACGATGTATTCGCACTGATGCCTGAAATACCCCGTATGGGGTGTTCGTGACCCCCTCCCCTTGTTCCACGCAATGATGCCGCGCCATGTAAAGCCGCTGGCCTGAAACGCATCGGTTAAAGCTGGTAGTTGTCGCCAGTCAGTAAATACCAGGGCATAACCGCCCGGCCTGACTGCGCGGTGTGCCTGTGCCATCCATAATTGTGTCCAGTAAGCCCACGAACGGGCGTCCATGTTTTCACCCGCGAACCCATCAAAGCGGTGAAGGTTCTCGCCGTTCAGATATTTTGCATGGCTGCCTTGGTTGGTGCGTCCGGCCTTGTGTGTCGCACCCGAACTGTAAGGCGGGTCAGTGATTAAGGCATCAATGCTTTCTGGCTCAATCAGCGGCAATATTTCCAGCGCATTCCCACGACAGAGCGTGGCATTGTCAGTCTGATAAACCTTAGTGTGTTCCGGTGTATGTGCTGGTTGGTGCTGGATTGCGATCCCCACGGTCATAACTCCTCATGTGTGTGGGGTGCTCGATGGCTCTCGTTATCTGGTTAAGTGTTTTGCAGCGCGGACATTTTATTTCAATGTAGTGAAATGAGGCGCGGGCAAGTAGTTTGTTGCAATTTTTGCATCGTACATTTTGCGTCATTTGCGGCACCTCTTGTGTGGTTACTGCTGCCGATATGATAACAAATCGATCGTTTTTATCGATCGGATTTATTGCATCGATCTGTTATGCCTATTACTTATGAGTGGTGTTACCCTCATTTGTGAGGGTGACAAAAAGAAAACCCGCAGTTTTTACGCTGCGGGTTTGTCATTCTGATTCGCCCACTAGGCATTAGCCATATTTGCGGGCAAAGTCTTCATCAGAGGTGCATAGATAGATAAAAAACTCAATAAATGCCACGATTGCCGGAATGAATGTCCAGCAAAAAATAAGGTAAAGGAATCCTTGCCCCACTTTACCTAAATAAAATTTGTGTGCACCAAGACCACCTAAAAAGAAAGCCAGTAGTGCGGCTGTCATTCTGCTTTTTGAACTTGCTGTTCTTTGAGGTGCTCCACAATTGGGGCAGGATGTGGCATCTTTATGTATTTCCTTGCCGCATCCGCGACAAAATACCATTTCACTCATAAAGAGTTCCTTTCAAATTTAAATAAGCGTTAAACCCACCACTCTTACTGGTGGGCCTCAATTTAAATTTGGGTGCCACTTCGACCATACCCTGGCAACCGATTGACGGGGGATTGCTCCCCCGTCGCGGTTTCCTTACTGCTTACACTGTAAGAACGCCGCAAACTCCGCTCCCCAGAAGCTCATCCGTATTTCGCACAGCGAACCATGCAGCATCCAGATGATGAGGATTGCCGTCACGCAGAACGTGATGGCCGTAAGCGATTTTTGCGACATAGCACTTGCTCCTTTTCCGGAGAGGCGCTAACCTTTCACTTGTCAAGGTAATGCGGTTAGGGCCTCGGTTAAACAGAAATGTTTTCCGGGGCCTTTCCACATCCGGCCTTCGGGTATTCCCTCCGACCATCAGCCGAAAGGCACCCGCGCGTAATCTATCGCTTTTTTGTTACTCCGGCAATTCTGCCTGTTAATTCTGAGATAAAGGCAAGCTCATCTGATTGTTTCCCCTGTGTGAAGCTGGCAGCTCATGCCACGGGATACCTTCTGAAGAGTGAACGCCGGAGGCATGTTTCGATGTGAATTTATGGAAAGCTTCCAGTGTTGAGAAGCATACGCCGCATTCCAGATTGTTACACTGGTAATACTTTTGCCGCACGGTGTTTGAATCATTTTCCGGACGACTGGTGCGGATACGGGCAGATGCGCCACAAAGCGGACAACGGAACATAGCGACCTCCCTTAACGTGGTGCTGCCGCTATTCTAAGTTGCTCACTCTGTTTCTGCTATCCATTCCGGGATTTTTGCTTCAAGCTCAAGCTGCGTGGTAAAGCCACTGTTATCAATAGAGTGCTCCGCTTTTGCAATAATCCAGTCCTGATTATCAATCTCGCTTTTAAATCCTGTTACCGTGCCATGCATTTCGGGGTAGAGTTCTGCACGTCCACGCGCCAGCGTGATGGAGAACGCTGCGGCTCCGCGTTGTAGCTGCTGCCACTTTGCCGCCGCTGCGCGTCTTGCTGCCTGCTCGTTCTGATAAGTCTTGCGTAACACAAACACATTGCCTTCCGCGCCTTCCATATAATCACCTTCACGGCTGCTGCTTTTCTCCTTTTTGGGTTTTGGCGGTTTACGGCGTTTTACGCTGACTTTTTTCTTTTTCCCGTAATTAAGATCAAGCCAGTAGGCGCGTACCCCCGTATAAGCCTCGCGGTCAGCAATACGGAACTGATGGCGATCGCCGCTGCTGCGTGTAATGGCGAACGAGGGCAACGGCTGGCCCTGTGCGTTCACGCCACCACCTGGCATGATGAATAACAGATTGCCGCTTTTTACCGTGGTGATTGCGCCCAGCATTTCCGCCATGCGCGTAAGGAAGGACATGTCGCTTTCTTCGGTCTGGTCGGCGTGGTCGATTTCGATATCCATCAGCATTTCGCTGATTTGCGGTTTCAGACCATACCGATGAGCGATGGCGGATACCACACGCTCAACGGTCACATCATGCCAGGACACCTCACGTTTAACGTTAAATTCATCCCGAAAATCTGCGCTTCTGGCCGAAACAGTCAGCCTGTCCGGCGGTCCTTCGTGAGCGATTTCATCAACAATGTAAGTGCCTTTTTCTGTCAGCGGTTCGCCTTTCCAGCCAATGAGAACCTTCAGGCGCGCGCCCCGTGGCGGTAGCTGCAACTGACCATCCGCATCATCCAGCGTGATGGTGAGCTGGTCTGCCTCAAATCCCCGGTTGTCGGTCAGCGACAGGCTCATCAGGCGCTCTGCCACGCCGGACAGCGTTTTACCCTCCGCGAGAATATCAAAATCCGGCATTTTTACAGGGTCTGTGCCTTGACTGAGCAATTGCATGGTGGTGTCGGTCATCTGCTCCCTCCCTGTGTGGCATGGTCGCATGTGCGTGCGGAGGGGGTTACTGCTTTTTGTTGTCGCCGTGGCGGGAGAACGGCGCAGGGGTGAGATTACGCGCGTGGTGGGTGATGATTGTTGCCGAATCATTTAACGGATACAAGGGGCTGAAGCTATGAGTGAAACTCGTTTTCATGGTGCCCGTGTTACGGAAAATACCGACCTGGTAACAGCGATTAACGATGTTGATTCCAGCGTTATCGGTATCGTGGCAACGGCGGATGATGCGGACGCGAAGCTGTTCCCGCTGAACAAGCCCACACTGCTGACCCGCGTCAATGACGTGCTGGGAAAATGCGGAACAACGGGGACGCTTTATCGTGCGCTTAAGGCCATCGCAGACCAGGTGAGCACAAAGGTGATCGTCGTTCGCGTGGCTGAACACAAAGAAGAAGACGAAAAGACGCAGGATCAACTGGTTATCGGTGGTTCTGAGGATGACGGCAGCTATACGGGGATGTATGCGCTGCTTGTTGCAGAGCAGGATGAAAGCATCGGATACCGTCCGCGTATTCTGGCCGCGCCGGAGCTGGACACGGAGGCGGTGACAAAATCCCTGTGCGTGATTGCGGGTAAACTGCGCGCATTTGTGTATGCCTCATGTCACGGCTGTAACACGATGGCTGAAGCGATTACCTACCGCCAGAAATTCAACGAACGTGAAGTGATGCTCTTATGGCCGGACTTCATCGCCTACAACCCGAAAAGTGGCGAAAACGAAACGTTCCCCGCGCCTGCCTATGCGTGCGGCCTTCGTGCGTACATTGACCATGAACAGGGCTGGCACAAATCGCTGTCCAACGTTCCGGTTAAAAATGTGCTGGGGATGTCCAGGCATGTGTTCTGGTCGTTGCAGGCCGAAGACAGCGATGCCAACAGTCTCAACAACAAAGAAATCACGACCATTATTCGTCGCAACGGGTTCCGCTTCTGGGGCAACCGCACACCGGAAACGAACGCCTACATCTTTGAGGTGTATACCCGAACCGCACAGGTGCTGGCTGATTCAATTGCGGAAGCGCAGTTTGAAACCATCGACAGTCCACTGACACCTGCGAACGTGAAGGATGTTATCAGCGCCATCAGGGCAAAACTGGATTCGCTGGTTACTGCCGGGAAACTGATTGGTGCGGAGTGCTGGTATGACGTGGTGGATAACGGCACCACGAATTTACGTCAGGGACGTGTGCGTATTCGCTACAAATATACGCCTGTTCCCCCGCTGGAAGACATGGAGCTTTACCAGACGTTTACTGATGAATTCTTTGGTCCCGCATTTGCGGTGCTGGGAGGTGCCTGATGGCTGTACCAAAACATCTTCGCTTTTTTACGTTGTTTGTGGATGGTGAAAACGAAGTGGGTAAAGTGACATCCGTCACGCCGCCCAAACTGACGCGCAAAACCGACAGCTATCGTGGTGGTGGCATGATGGGGGCGGTAAGTATTGATCTCGGTCTGGACGACTCCGCGCTTGATGCGAGTTTTGTCATGGGGGGAGCTGTTCGTGCGCTGTTCCTTAAATATGGCGGCACGATTGACGGCACGCTGCTGCGTTTTGCGGGTGAATACTACACCGATGCAGAAAGCGATCTGTATGAAATCGAGATGCGCGGACGTGTGACGGAAATTGATATGGGGGAAGCCAAACAGGGCGAAGCCACATCACACACTTACGCTGTCAAAAACACCTACTACAAGCTGAGCGTTAACGATCGCCCGCTGTGGGAAATCGACCTGTTGAACCACATCTACCGGAAGGACGGCAAGGACATTGTGCCTGACCGTATCCGTTCCGCGCTCGGGCTTGGCTGATAAGTAATATGCAGGCGGCGCAGTGCGTCGCCTCTGACTGAAAAGGAGAAAACTGATGAAAGACATCGATACTGAAACCCGGAATAACACCGTGGTGGATGATGTGACGGCAGGTGAGGATATGGCTGTCGAACGTGGCGTAAAACTGACCCGACCAATTGAGCGTGGTGGCGAAAAAATCACGTATGTGGAGATCACCGGGGCTATTGAACAGGCTGGATCCCTGCGTGGTCTGTCGCTGTCTGATGTGCTGAATCTGAAAGCGGAATCCATGTTTACGCTGCTGTCACGCGTGACATCACCGCGACTGGATGAAGTGATGATTAAAAAAATGTCGTCACGCGATTTTATTCAGTTGTGCGCTGTGGCTGTAAATTTTATGAGCGAGCCAGACTCTGGCGCGAAGAGCGTGCAGGAGACGGCAGCGTAATCACCCTGGTGTGCTTTGAGCACATCGAAGATCTGGTGGCAGATATCGCCGCCATTTTTAACTGGTCGCCCGCCGAAATCTTCATGATGACGCCCGGCGAAGTGGTTAGCTGGCGTGAGCGGGCGGCACTTCGCAGCGGGAATGCAGACAATGAAGACTCTTGATATCCGGGTCGCTTTCAGCGCCGTTGACAGGCTGACCCGGCCTGCCGAAAACGCCCGCCGCCTGATGGGGCAGTTTGGTGACTCCATCCAGCGAACGCAGGGGGCGATCAAAAATCTCGAGCGTCAGGCGCGTTCATTTGAGCGCGCCCGTGACGCTGTCAGTAAAGCGGATGCGGGCATCGTGAAAGCACGACGCCAGCTTAACGCCCTTAATCAGTTACAACGCACGGGGACAGTGCTCAGCGAAAAACAACAAAAGCTGATGCAGCAGTTAAGCACCCGGCTTGAACGCCTGAATGAATCGCGCACACGGGAAATTCAGAAAATGCGGGAGCTTGGCGGAGAGCTGAAACGCCACGGCATTTCCCTGACAGGCAGCGATAACACCATCCAGCAGGCCATCAGACGCACCGAACAATACAACAACCAGCTTGAACGCGAACGGCAGGCGCTTGCGCGTGTAACGCGGGCGCGTGAGCGGTATTCGCGCGCGCAGGAAACAGCGGAAAAACTGAAAACAGGTGGTGCGCTGGCAATTGGTGCGGTAGCGGCGGGCGGCTATGCTGCCGGGCGTTTTTTGCAGCCTGCGATCGGGTTCGGGAAAGAGATGTCCCGCGTTCAGGCGCTGACGCGAATCGACCAGAACAGCCCGCAGTTTAAGGCGCTGCGTGAGCAGGCGTTAAAACTTGGCTCTGAAACGCAGTTCACCGCTGGAGATGCCGCCAGTGGACAGGCATTTCTTGCAATGGCTGGCTTCACACCACAGGCCATTCAGGCTGCGCTTCCCGGTGTGCTGAGCATGGCAACGGCTGGCGGTATGGATCTCGGCGAGACGGCGGATATTGGCTCAAACATCCTGACGCAGTTCGGCCTTTCTGCTGACCAGATGGACCGGGTCGGTGACACACTCACCGCAGCGTTTACCCGTACCAACACTGACCTTCGCGCACTGGGCGAAACCATGAAATATGCAGGTCCGGTAGCGGGTAAGCTGGGAATATCGCTGGAGCAGGCCGCAGCGATGGCTGGCGTGTTGGCGAATATGGGTATCAGAGGGAGTGATGCCGGGACGGCAATGCGTGCCAGCCTGGCTCGTCTGGCATCACCGCCAAAGGCGGCGGCAGAAGCTCTGAAAGAGCTGGGCGTGTCCGTCTCTGATGCGAACGGCAAAATGCGCCCGATGGAGGATTTGCTGGCCGACCTTTATAAAGCCACCCGCAAATACGGGGAAGTTGACCGGGTATCGTTCTTTAAGGACATTGCCGGAGAAGAGGCTTTCACATCATTTATGGCCCTCGTTGATGCGGCAGGTGACGGCTCCTTACCTAAACTGAGAAAAGAACTTGAAGGCGCGCGCGGTGAGGCTGAACGCACGGCAAAGGTTATGGCCAACAACCTTGACGGCGATCTGAAATCACTCGGCAGTGCATGGGAAGGGCTGCGTATCCGCATTGCCGATCTGATTGACGGTCCGCTGCGTTCTGTCACGCAGTGGCTGACGAAGGTGGTCTCAAAGGTGACGGCGCTGGCGCAGGCGCATCCTGCACTGACGCGCCAGCTACTGATTGCAGGCGGTGCGTTGCTGGCAATGACTGCAACGATTGGCTCGTTGTCGCTGGCTATTGGTGTGCTTGCTGGTCCGCTGGCAAAACTGCGTCTTGGTTTTTCCCTCCTGACAGGATCAATGAATGTCGTCAGGGTGCTGCCAGCACTATGGGGAATGGTAACAGGTTCCATCTCGTTGCTGGGTGGCGCTATCGGGGCGCTGTTCAGTCCGGTCGGATTGATTGTTGCCGCGTTTGTGGCTGCGGCGGTTCTCATCTGGAAATACTGGGAACCCATCAAGGCGTTTTATGCCGGGGTGTTCAGTGGGATTATGGAACGGCTGGCTCCGTTGCGCGAAACCTTTGAACGGTTTGGTCCTGTTTTTGACGCAATCGGAAGCGGGATAAGTCAGGTGTTTAACTGGTTTAAATCGCTGCTGTCACCGATGGAGTCCAGCAAGGAAACGCTGGATAAATGTACCAGTGCTGGCGAGATATTCGGTAACGTTCTTGGCGGTGCGTTACAGCTTGTTCTGACGCCCGCAAAAATGTTGCTGGATACGCTGGCGTGGATACTTGAAAAACTCGGTGTGCTTCCGGATGAAGCGGAAAGGGCGAGAAAGAAAATCGAAGACGCACAGCGTGCGGCCATTCTTCAGGACAAGGTTGCCTTGCTTCAGGGGGACCTGGCGAAAATCAATCCGCCGAAGCCTGTGGAAAATGGCAATGGCACCGGAGGTGATAAACCCAAAGACAACAAACCGCTCACAGACAGCAATACCGGTACACTACGCAGACTCAGCAAAATTGCTGATAACACAGGTAAGCTGGTTGATGAGACGAAAAAACGCATTGGCCCCGGCGATATTGTCTTTAAGAACCTGCCCCGCGCACTTGCTGTTCGTGGGGAGTGGCAGGAGCGGAAGATTGCGCAGGTCGGTAAGCCTGCCCCCGCAATTAATATCACCCCCGTGGTCCCGGCTCCGCTGCCTCCGGCGCTGGTCCCTGTTGTTGCGGCCAGCTCCCGCCCGGTGGCGGAGGCCATACGATCTCCAGTGGCATCAGTTCCTGTAACTTCCCGTAACCGGGAGCCTGTTGCCTCCGGATTTGGTGGTGAAATTCATGTTCATCTGCATAACGTTGTTACGCAGAATCCCCGCGAACTGGCGAAACTGGTCGGTGAAATGGTCAGGGCAGAAACGGAACGGCGCGCCCGTGCCGGGCGTGGCAGTTTTTACGATAAAGATTGAGGAGTCATGGCCATGATGATGATCTACGGCATGTTTGTTTTTGAGCTGCGCACACTGCCGCATCAGCAGTTACAGCAAAACAAAAGCTGGCGGCATGTGAAAAATGAGCGCGTAAACCGCTCAGCAAGCTGGCAGTATATCGGTGCAGGTGATGATCGCATCGTGCTTTCTGGCGTGCTTTATCCTGAAATTACAGGTGGCGAAGTGTCGCTTTCGCTGCTGACCACGCAGGCATATACAGGACGCCCCTGGCCTCTGATTGATGGTGTCGGGCAGATTTACGGCATGTATGTACTGACTGAAACGAATACGACCCGCTCCGAGTTTGATCGCTACGGTAAGGCGAAAAAGATAGAATTTTCACTGACTCTTGAACGCTGTGATGAGGATTTGCGGGAGCGCCTGCAATCCTCATCGTTCAGTGATATGCTGTCCGGCTTCAAAGATAAGGTCACATCATCCCTTAACAGCGCGGCCAGCTCCGTTAAAGGGCTGTTTTGATTAACGCAAAACCGCTAATGGTCAGATTAGCGGTTTTCATTTTCCTGAGTCTGCCTGGTTGTTTCTTCAGCCTGTATATCGCCTACAGGGTGATAACGATAAATCGTCGATATGCCGATGTCGTAAATGATCGCCAGTTGTTTCCTGTCATGACCGTTTTTAATCAGCCTCGCTATTTGCTCGTGTTGTTCTTTTGTCAACTTCGGGCGACGTCCGCCAATGCGTCCTTGTGCGCGTGCTGCTGCCAGCCCGGCCAGTGTACGCTCTACAATTAATTCACGTTCCATTTCGGCTAAAGCCCCCATGACGTGAAAAAAGAAACGCCCCATGGGTGTTGATGTGTCAATGCTGTCCGTCAGACTACGGAAATTAACACCTTTTTTCCGCAATTCCTCAATAAACGTGATCAGGTGTTTCATACTTCTGCCCAGTCTGTCCAGCTTCCAGACAACCAGCGTATCTCCTTCTGATAGCGTTCTGAGCAGTTTTTTCAATCCCGGTCTGGCTGATTTCGTTCCGCTGATTTTATCTTCAAAAATCAGTTCACATCCTGCGCAGTTCAGTGCATTGCGTTGTAAATCCGTGTTCTGGTCATTTGTTGACACACGAATATAGCCAATTTGCATAAAAAACATCCTTTTTGTTTCGTGAAAAATACATAGTTGGTATAGGTAGGGATAAAGACGAAAACGTTGGTTTGGGGGAAGGCTCTGCGCTGCCCGTTGGTGTGCCCGTTCCATGGCCCTCAGCCACGCTGCCAACGGGGTGGCTGAAATGTAACGGCGCAGCATTTTCTTCTGAAATGTACCCCAATCTGGCAAAGGCCTACCCCACCAATAAATTACCGGATTTACGGGGCGAATTTATTCGCGGCTGGGATGACGGACGGGGCGTTGATAATGGGCGCAACCTACTGTCTGCACAGTCTGACGCTATTCAGAATATAGTTGGCACTTTTGGGCGTACTCAGCTTTTTAAAGATGCGCTTAATTCAGGACCATTTAGTCAAACTGACTCTATATTATCAGTAGGCTTACAACCAACTGAGATCATTGAAGGATATGGTGCTTCTGTATGGACATTCGACGCCTCTCGCTCAGTTCGCACAGCATCTGAAACACGCCCCCATAACATTGCGTTTAATTACATCGTAAGGGCAGCATGAAAACGTTGGTTTGGGGGAAGGCTCTGCACTGCCCGTTGGTGTACCCGTTCCGTGGCCCTTAGAAACACCGCCAACGGGATGGCTGAAATGCAACGGAGCAGCATTTTCTTCTGAAAAGTACCCAAAACTGGCAAAGGCTTATCCCACCAATAAATTACCGGATTTACGCGGTGAATTTATCCGTGGTTGGGATGACGGACGTGGTGTGGATGCGGGGAGAACAATATTATCCGCTCAAGGTGATGCCATACGTAATATCTATGGTGAGTTCAAGACTGTAAACACCGAAAATTATTCAATATGGGAATCAGTAGGCTCATTTAAGGGGGCAGTGGTGCCTTTGAGTCCCTCAACGAACAATAGTTATTTCTCCTTAATCAGAAGTATGGTGACTGAAAGAACAGATGGCACTGTTTACCCAAAAGTGATTGGCCTTGATGCTTCAAGAATTGTTCCAACTGCAAACGAAAACCGCCCACGCAACATTGCGTTTAATTACATCGTAAGAGCAGCATGAAAACGTTGGTTTGGGGGAAGGCTCTGCACTGCCCGTTGGTGTACCTGTTCCATGGCCCTCAGCCACGCCGCCAACGGGGTGGCTGAAATGTAACGGCGCAGCATTTTCTTCTGAAATGTATCCCAGACTGGCAATGGCTTACCCCACCAATAAATTACCAGACTTACGCGGTGAATTTATCCGTGGCTGGGATGATGGGCGCGGGGTGGATGCCGGAAGGGTCATCTTAAGCATGCAGGGGTGGTTAACAGGAAGTCATTATCATAATATTCGGTCATGGGATGCGTGGGATAACACGGTACTGGTGCCAAATGACAAAGGCGGGGATAGTCTGTTGTCGACAGATAACGCCGTCCGGCAAGGTGCAATTAACGGTAGATTTACCAGTCAATACAGAACGGAATCCTCAGAGGGGAATGAAACCCGCCCACGCAATATTGCCTTCAATTATATTGTGAGAACCGCATAATGAATAACGCGATATTAAATGATGACCTTATTGCCGTACAGGCAGGAAACATCGTCGTTTATAACTATGATGGTGAGACACGGGAATATATTTCCGAATCAACTGAATATCTTGCTGCGGGTGTCGGTATTCCGGCAAATTCCTGTTTAGATGCCCCGGGCGCACATAAAGCGGGCTATGCTATCCGCCGTTCGGAGAATTTAAATTCATGGGAGTATACGCCAGATCATCGTGGTGAAACCGTCTATAACACTGACACGGGAAACACCGAAGAAATCACGACGCTAGGTGACTACCCGAAAAATACAACCACTATCTCCCCGTCAACACCATACGATAAATGGGATGGTGAAAAATGGGTGACAGATACTGAGGCACAACATAGTGCCGCAGTAGAAGCGGCAGAAACCAAGCGCCAGTCACTGGCTGATGCGGCAATGGCTTCCATAAGTCTGATTCAGTTGAAGTTGCAGGCCGGGCGGAAGTTGACGCAGGCAGAAACCACCCGGCTTAACGCCGTGCTGGATTATATAGACGCGCTGAACGCAATGGATATAAACATGGCACCAGATATCAACTTGCCGGAAATACCACTGGCAGCAGCCAGTTGAATATAACTAAGCCGCCCTCACGATATAGTTAAATGCAATATTGCGGGGGCGGGTTTCACTACCACCTGTGTTACCAATACTTCCTCGTGAATGAAGCGTTGGTGATGGAATCAAACTCCCTCCTGTATTTGTGGCATCAAGCCCCCTGCCTTGTGTATATGTTTTTTTGAAAATCGTGGCCAACTCCCATTCATCCTTTGTGTCATATCCATCGTTAGCTACAACAATATGGCGGTGTTTTTCCAACATCCCGGTTTGAATGCTCAATAAAGCGCGTGCTGCATCAATTCCTCGCCCATCATCCCAGCCACGAATAAATTCGCCCCGTAAATCCGGTAATTTATTGGTGGGGTAGGCTTTTGCCAGATTGGGGTACATTTCAGAAGAAAATGCTGCACCGTTACATTTCAGCCAGCCCGTTGGTGGTGTTGCTAAGGGCCACGGAACGGGCACACCAACGGGCAGTGCAGAGCCTTCTCCTAAACCAAGGTAATCAAGAACTCCCTGAGTGCTGGTTTTGCCAAGAATGGCACGTCCAACACTTGTCAACGCGGTTAACGCGGCACGATCTGCCCCTGTAAAATATGGGAGTTTATCTGCTGATGTAGCAAGCTCCGCCAGCGCCGTCAGGGTGGCATCCTTCGGTTGCTTACCCGCAAGCGCGTTAGTCATGGTGGTCGCAAAATTCGGGTCATTGCCCAGCGCCGCAGCCAGTTCGTTCAGCGTGTTCAGTGCATCAGGTGACGAGTCTACAAGTGCGGCAATCGCGGCCATAACGAAAGCCGTGCTTGCGATCTGGGTACTATTAGTCCCCTGTGCCGCTGTTGGTGTTGTTGGCGTTCCGGTCAGTGCCGGGCTGTTTAATGGTGCTTTCTTGTTCGTTTCATCCATTACCGCCTTAACAGCTTTTGGTGTCGCTGCCAGTGTTTCAGACGTGCTGTTCGTGGCGCTACTGAGCTGAACAATCCCTTTTTGTGTAGTGGTGGCGTTCTGGGCGGTATATTTCTCGTTAGCCAGGTCATATGCAGCCTTAACCGCTTTCGGTGTTGCGGCCAGTGTTTCTGATTCACTGTTAATTGCACTGCTTAACTGAGTAAAACCTTTTACGGTCAGCGAGGCGTCTGGGTGACGTCGTGACTGTTCGTGCTCTGAGATTTTATCATCCACATATTTGCGGGTTGCCAGAACCACAGACGGGTCGATTTTCAGCGTGATGGCTTCGGTGTTCGTGACAACCAGAATCATGCGGATAGTCTGGGTGCGTCCACTGCCTTCCTGCAACTGCGGTTTGTACGTTTCCGGGCAGTTTGCCACCGCAATGAGTACACCTTCATCATCATAAAGACCAATCTCACGGATCCAGAATCCTCCCTCGTTTTCAGGGATGATTTGCTCCGCAATAATCTGGCTCTGATTGTTAGGGTCAACACTCAGAAGATTCAGCGGTGCAATGCGTTTCTGGTTAATCAGTTTTGTTTGTGCAGGGTCTGGTGTTGGTAACACACCATTTGCATCACCAACGGCCATTTGCGTCAGATTCAGCTTACTGCCGAGCATCGTCGCGTTAGCCAGTCGTGCTGCGCCCTGATTAGTCAGAATGGCGTAGTATTTCACTGTCATGCGTTTACTCTCAGATTATCAATTAAATGAATGGCCGGGGCAGGGAAATAATCCCCTTCGACAATAATGGACTCCGGGGTGTAGGGATAAACCGTCAGGGCATCGCCGTGATAGCATCCCGTACCAACGAAAATCTTTCCGTTCACACTCAGGCTGATCGCCAGCCCCGTCAGATGGCGACTTACTGGTTTTGCATCCGCAATAAGGCGCTCAAGTTCCTGATACATTTCATCGGTGATGCCCTGATCAAGTACTCCGACAACAATGCGAAATGTTCCTGGCTCCTCGTTGAGTTGCCACCACTCCTTTACTTCAATCAGGTAGCCGAGAGGCTCCACGGCTCTTCGCAGTGCGCTGATGGTCCCTTTGTGTCGGTGTATCAGCCATGCATCACGAATTACCTGTCGCTTTGTCTCTTCCGGCCAGTTGCGATCCCAGCGGTCAACGGAAAACGCCCAGGCGAGATAAGGCAGCAGATGCACCGGGCAGGTGTCCGGCGACCACAGCGTGTTGAGGTCTACCGGAATGTCTGTAATGCGTGTTCCGACGGCTTCGGCACAACGCATGAAATTGCTGGCTGATGGTGGTAACAGTGAATTACTCATTGCGTCCACCTTCGCTGATGGTGAATGACTCACAGCGCGCCGCCTGTATGTCGCTGATGGTCATATTCTGTGTGGGTTCGATTATCTCCACGCGTTGCACACCGTGCACATGCAGTGCGGCAGCAATGGCGGACAACGCCACGTCCTGACCGATAAGCCCCTGCTCAGCCAGCCACTTCCTGAACGACGATTCAGCCGCGGCCAGAATAGGTTCGGATTCCGGGCCGGGTAAAAGTACAGTTTTGCATTCAGCCGCCATGTCACGATTCTGGCGCTCTGTACGGTCAGGCGGTCGGCCACCGGGCGGGTATCCTCTGCATTCAGAACGGCGCGAACGGTATTAAGCAACGCCTCCGTTGCTGTGCCGTCGCCCTCAGTGGACAGGATGGAAACCGTCACATTTGCCGGAGACGGGCTGATAGCCCGCGCATCACGCACCAGACCGCTGGCGCTGCGGGCAAAATACTCGTATGCACCTGACGGGCCAGCAACACTCAGGCCGTCGTACGCCCGCTGCGCCCGCAGTCTCAGCGAGGTGTCGCTCTCCATCACCGCGTCGGTGGTATCCGTTGCCGGAGTGATGGTCAGGCGCTTTGTGTTCATATTGCCCGCGAGGTTGTCCAGGTCTGTCCCGGCGCTGTGGCTTAACATGCAGGCGCGTGCCCCCTCATTGACCCGCTGGCGTAACAGCATTTCACGAAACGCTGTTGTCTGGGCGATAACGTTCAGGGGTTCCGATTCCAGCTCCAGCGCGGCGGAGACGGCTTCACGCTGTTCGGCGGGATAAGCCGCAATCATCATGGCCTTTGTGTCAGCCAGAATTGCCTCAAAGTCAGGCTCCGCGATGATGGCGGGTTCCGGTAACTGGGAAAGGTCAACGGCAGGCATGATTTACTCCCTCAGCGTGATGGTTAATTCAACATTTTGCATGGTCTGCATGACAGTGCCCGACAGCGTCACCCCGGCGCGGCCTCCCGCTTTCCAGACAACGTCGATGGCATCCAGGGCAATGCGGGGTTCCCATCGTGTCAGCGCAATCACGGCAGCACTCATGCATTGCAGACGCGTGGTGTTATTCATGGGTTCGTCAATCAAATCAGGCACAAGGCTGCCATATTCCCGTCGCATAACCCGGCTTGCCAGCGGGGTGGTCAGGATATCCCTGACTGACTGTTTCAGGTGCTCCATATCGTTCAGGTTTCCCGTCCCGTCCGGATTCATTCCTGTGTAGCGGGTTGTCACTGCGGGCCTCCTGTCGAATCGCTGCCGCCTTTCACGCCACCGTGTTTATGCGTATGCACGGTAATGCCGTTTGAGGTGAAGTTGCCGCCGCTGTGCGTGATATTGCCGCTCATCTTTCCTCCTTTTGTGACGTCAAGCGTCGCCGTTCTCAGAAGGTTTGTGCATTCCACGACGGGCGTATCCAGTTTCACGCTGACGGATGCCTGTAAAGTGGCCGTTTTCATGCCGCTGGCGCTCAGTGCGCCAGCGTCCGCGTCGTAGCGGAACACCGCGCCGTCCGGCGCGCTGATCACGATTTCTTTCAGGCTTTTGCCGGGTGCCGGATTGGCATCACTCCACAGGCTGCCAATTATCATGGCGGTTTCCGGGTTGCCGCCAATGCAGGCAATTACCACCTGTTCGCCTGGTGATGGCGGCAGCCACACATTGAAGGCTCCCGCGCGCGTGGTGTTCCAGCGCAGCCAGCCTGTTTCCAGTTCGCCGCTGCGAACGCGCACGCGCCAGGACTTCTCATCAACTTCAGAGATGATCCCGGTGCGGATGATATTGCTCAGCAGTCGCATGAGTTCTGCGCTCACCGTACAGCCTCCGCAATCCGGCCCAGCACCGTGTTATAAATCAGGCGCTCATCTGCCTGGCTGATACCCAACAGCTCACGTACCGGGTAATCGGTGAAAATGCCCGGCGCAACCTGATCGCGCTCACCGAACTGATGAACGCGGGCAATACGTGCGGCCACGCCGCTGTAACCCACCGTCACACCGGAAGCATCTGCACGGGCTTTCAGGTAGCGGGCGGTGCGCAGTTTTACGAACATGGGGACGCGCTTTGTGCTGTCCTGGTTGATGCGCCGGGTGCGTATTTCCAGAAAACGGTCGATGTCATCCCGGTAAAACGTGCGGATATTATTTTTATCCTCATCCCACCCGGTAATGGTTCGCCCGTATTTCCCCGTGTCGTGATGCCAGTTTTTCAGCGTGCGTGCTTCGTTATTCCAGATAAAGCGAATGCGCTCCTGTATCCGGGTTACGCGGCGTCTGCGTGGTGTCCACGCGGTCCCGTCCGGCGCTTTCTGTGACCGGATACGCGCCTGCTGGGCGCGGCGTAAATCCTGTGCCAGCTTTCTGGCGATGTTATTGATGGCCTGCTGATTCAGGCTGTCGCGGATGGCCTCAAAGGTTTCATCCACGCGGGTGAATGCCTTATCCATCGCTTTCACCCCACGTCACATCCTGGAATACATGCGACCAGTCGCCTTCGGAAGATGGCAGGCGGGGTTTTGGCTCCGGCAGGTGTTCTGCCTGCGGTGTGCCCTGACTGCTGCGCGTGATGCGAACGCGTTCCCGCAGGGGGAGCGTAAACAGGAGATCGGCGCTGTCATCGTCATTGATAACGGCGGAGAATTTGATGTCCTGATTACGCTCAGGGTTGAGCAACAACTGTGGCTGATTTTCGGATAACCACGCCAGCAGCGGCAGCGTGAGGTCGTCCAGCTCCCCGGCGTAATCCATGACAAACATCACCATCTGATAGTGGTAAACAAACGAGGGCGTTTCTCCGGTCGTTTCAATGTTGCCGCTCTCCACGAAAATGGTGAATTTTTCCGGGTTGGCCTGACACCATCGGCATGAACGGGTCATGGCTTCACGCAGGGAATCAGTTTTCAGCATGGTTGTTGTCCTCGTTGTTCAGTCGTTGCAGTCTGCGCTGTTCCAGTAATTCAATGGCCCGTTTATCCGCGTTACAGGTTTCCAGTGCATCCAGAAGGCGGTCGCCCCATATACCGAGATTTCCCCATGTGGGAGTATCAGGGAAGGGGGGAGGCATTACTGGTATGGTCAGCGTCTGCGGTATAAGCCGGACTGACGGCGCTGGCCGTGGCGCGTTCTGCGTGCCTGCGCAACCTGTCAGTAAAACGAGCGTCAGGCAAAGCGTGGGCGCATTCATCTTTTGCAATATCGTTGCGTAGCTGTTCACGTCTGGCCTCTCCGTCCTGATTTCGCTGTTGATTTTCCACGCGGAGTTGCGCCAGCACCTGCTGCATATCCTGTACCCCGGTGCTGATGATATTCAGGGTGTCGACGGTACTTTTCAGGGCGCTGGCCTGCGCTTCGTTTCTGGCGTTCTCCCGGCCCAGCGACCACGACAGACGCATGGATGTTCCCCATGCGGCAATCAGAAGGAAAGCGACGCCCAGCGTGGGCCAGAGCTTCATGCCGGATAGGCTCCGTGTGGTAACTGAAAATGCGGTCCGTCTTTCAGGGTCTTCCAGTCGCCGCCCCATTCCACCGGAATATTCAGTTGCCGGCTGGCCTGTCTGAATGCTGCTGCGATTTTTTCGTACAGCGGCCATTCCCATGACACCTGGCTGCCGATATAAGCCACAACATCCACGGCATGTCCCGTAAGGTGGCGGCTGTTCATGGTCTGGCTCTTACCCGTGGCCACCAGTTGCTTCTGGCGGTAACGGCTGCGCAACCCTTCGGTGATACCAAAATCCACTTCCGAGATTTCCAGTGCCCGTCGGGTCACTTTCACCAGATCAGGATTTACGCCCTGCAAATTCTTTTCGCTCCGGCTGCTGAATTTAAATGTGTTGCTCATTCGTCCTTCTCCTTCACCCTGCGATTAAAGGCCGCAATAACCTTGTCGCGTGCTTTCTCTGCACCCATAAAACCGATTGATGCGCCGATAAACGTCACGGCATCTTCAGGAAACCCGAAGAAGCGCAACGACCCGGCCACGGCCATGGCAAGAACGCCGCACGCCAGCGATCCCGTTACGGTCTGAACCAGTGTTCGTCCGTCATAAAGACTCATCAGCGCGGAAATGCTGACCGCCGCGCCTACTGCATACACCGTTGGCAGGTGGTCAAAGAGCCACGCAATAACCTGCTCTGTGATCCCTGTTTGAATGGTGCTCACTGCTACTCCCCCCACAACTGAATCATTTCTCGTTTCTTCTTCTCCGGCTCCGGCATCTCCACCTCCTGCCCGGCGTCCAGAAATACCTGCTGACAGAGTCCGGGGTTGGCATCCAGCACCTTTTCGGTGACGCCCTGCGTCGTGCCGTAGTACCGGAAACAGAGCGAATCCACGGTGTCGCCTTCCAGTGCCTTCACTTTCATCAGCACAACTCCGCAAAGATTCGCGGGCGGCACAGAATGTCAGAGATGGCCCAGCTCACATCGCGCCACAAATCCGATGTCTGTATATCCAGTGCGTCCGCCCGGCGGTCGCCCTTGTCCGTTGTGTCCGCATCGCGGTAACGCTCCAGAATCAGGGCGCGTGTGGCGGTGTAAACCGCATTGCGCCAGTGCCAGAGATTGACGCTTTCTCCGTTAATTACGGGTGCCGGAACATCGGCCAGCGTCTGATGGCCAGCCGCCTGCTGTTCCTGCTGCCACGCTTCCAGCTCGCGGGTAACGTGTGCCACGGCCCCGGTGGCGGTATGCAGCAGGCGGGAGGTGGTCACGCGCCCCGGCAGTCGTACCGCCAGACGCAGCTCACGCAGCACAATATCCGGCCAGAATGCACCTGCTGAAATACGGGTATCACCATCATCGGTATCGGTGATGTCGTCCTCTGCGGGTCCGGGGTTGGTTCTGGCAACCATACTCATGGGGTTCACTCCTGAAAAAATCGGGCGGTGGGTGCGCGGTGTAAACGGTCACGGAGTCAGACCGGAACACCGCGCACGCCGCCCGCTGACGGGGTCAGTCGTTAACCGCGCTTCGCCTTCTGCGTCGCGGTGGTTTTTCGTGTTGCAGGCTTCCGCGTTGTCTTTTTACTTTTGCTGCTTTCGTCCTGCGCCTGCTGTGCGCTGGCGTCTTCTGGTGCGGCTGCGGAATCGGCTTTTTTCAGGGCGCGGGAAAGGGTTGCAATCTCGCGTTTCACACCTGCGTTCGGGTTCAGGTGCATTGCTTCGCGCAGCAGCTTCAGTGACAGTGCCATGCTGTCCGCATCGCTCAGGCCACGGCGGGCAAAGGCGCACGCCTTGCATAATTTGGCGCGCACTTCGTCCGGCATGTCCTGGTCGGTGACAATCTCCCGGAGGGTATCCAGTGGTTCGATAAAGGCGGACAAATCCGCGTCGGCATCCGTCCCGGCCTGCGTCAGTACCGGGTTGCAGATTTCTTCGGTCAGCACTGTGGCAGCAGTACGGCCAAAGTTATCCGGCATAATGAGGTTATGACGGACCACATACGCACCAATACGCAACGCCAGCGGAAGATCGCCGCAGTCAATCGCCCACACCATCAGCGTGGCAATCACTTCATCCTGCTGCCCGCCGTCAGCCTCCAGCGTTCCCTCAATCCAGCCGGAAAAATCCGGCAACAACTCTTTTTTGATGGCGGCTTTCGCGCTTCTGGCCTGTACGCCCTTAAGCCGGGCCTGTGCCAGACGCAGACGATACAGCACCTCTTCATGCGCGGTACGCGCGGCGTGGTCCACGCCTTCATTCGCCCGGCCTGCGCGCTGTGCCATCACGTTCTGCCAGTGTTGCTGTGCAGGAGTAATCATTGTTTCTCTCCGTTACAGGCGGGCATGATGCCCGCCGTGAGTTGATTAGCTGTCGGCGAACTTCAGGCCAGTGACCATCGCGCACTTGCCATAGTCTTCAACGACATAAGCGTCATTGATGGACTGGTAGGTGGCGATGCGGTTGTATTCCGGCTCGTCTTTCATCAGGCGACGCATTGAACCTTTCTGCCAGTAAATCGACAGGTTGTTGAACGAGGTGATCAGCATCGTTGCATCCGGGAAGAACGGCGCAAGGAACACACCCAGCCCGCCAATGGTGCGCGATGACAGGATGAGCTGCCCGGCGAGTAATTCCGCATTGGGATTCTGGCCGCTGATGCTGTTCAGCACGGGCAGACGCAGCGAGTTAAACAGGTTGCGCCCCATAATCACCACGAGGTCGTCAGCTTCCTTGTGCCATTCATCCAGCAGGGATGAGCGTGCGTCCTGAACCAGTGCATCAGCATTCGCATACTTACCCGCGTGCGCCACGGTGTTGTCCATGTTGCGGGAGGTCAGCGTCACGTCATTCATTACGCGCGCGCTGGCATTGGTTCTGATGTGCTCCAGCCACCCCACGTTAACGTCCTGAAGCAGCTTGTTGGTGCTGAAGTTGGATTTTTCCGCGTGTGACGTGCCGTTAAAGCCGATCATGATGCGGTCAAGCGCCACCTGTCGGGCAATCTGTGCGCTGATGCGGGTCTGGAAGTCATTGTGCGCCGCCCAGGCATCAAGCTGCGGATACGAAATAAACGTGTCGTAGTTCACCTGCTCACACTGGTACTGACGGGACTTCAGGTCGACAGCGTTAATCGGGTTGCGGCGATCTGTGCCGTCATAACTGGTATTTGTGCGCGCAATCGGCCCGGTGGTGTCCATGAGGACTTTTTCGCCTTTCTGGTCGGTCACACCGATCACGTTAATTTTTTTTGTAAGTTCGGTGCTATCCTTTGAGGCGTTTTCAAAACGCTGCTGCACCGCGGGTTCCACGGTAAATCGCGATACCAGTCCAGAAACCGGGATATTGTTAATCGACGCCTGTCGCGTCATGTAGCAGCCCAGCTTGTTACGGGCATTATCTGACATCACCAGATTCATAAAAAATTTGCTCCTTTGTCTTATCAGAAGTCAGCCAGCTGGTCGGAGGCTGCGCCCGTTGCGGTGAACCGGTTCTGCGGATCGCCGTCCTGCGTGCGCAGTTTTTCCTTCAGTGCTGTCAGCTCTGTGGTCAGCGAAGTGATTTTCTGGCTGTCCTGCTGATGGCGGGTTTCCAGTGCATTAAAACGGTCGATAATGTCGGCCTGTGATGTTGCGACACCTTCCACCGCTTCCTGAATACGGGAGAAACTGGCGTCATCCGCTTTGCGGCCACGGCCAATAATCCCCATAACGCGGTTAAACCACTGGGTGCCTTCTTCCTGACGTTGTTCGGTGAGTTCGATAAGTTCTGACTCCATAGCGGCGGTAAACATCGCCACGTCTCCCTGCTGACAGTTGAATGTCATCAGTTGCATACGTTGTTGTGCCGCAAAGGCCAGACGTTCCGTGCCCAGGCTGGCGGGGGTGTCGGTCATTGCCAGCCCGCGCAGGTAAGGGCCTCCCGTGATGGTTGACTGTGGTTCCAGCTCAATACTGGAGTAAATTTTTTTACCATCGTTAAGCAGGGACATCATGCGAGCGGTCGGCTCAATTTCGGCATACAGTGCCGTGCGGCCTGCCAGCGGGCCATCGGTTATGTCTTCGGTGCTCAACCCCACAACATCGCCCATAGCGGAAAACTCGCTGCCGGGGAGTGGTGACAGGATGTGCTCAATATTCACACGTGCACCATAAACGGACGGGTTATAACTGGTGGCGGCAGCTTTCAGCATGTCGCCGTTGATTTCGCGCCCGTCTGCCGTCACACCGGAGACAGCCACGCGAAACTTTTTGCGGGATGTCTTTTTTTCATTAGTCATAGTTTTTGCCCCTCTGACTGGTTCTTCAGTCATGATGGCAAAGCGTAACAGGCTGATACAAAGGGCTTTTGTTGTAAGAAAACGGCCAGAACAGGGGGTTAAGGAGAACGGTTTCGCGCGCGGGTAATCTTCCTGTAATTACTCAGGGGGAGCAATGATTCAGGACGCTTTTGTGCGCCAGCGTGCGCGGCAACTTTACTGGCAGGGTTATCCGCCCGCAGAAATATCACGTCTGATGGGAATAAACCCGAACACGATTTATGCGTGGAAAAAACGCGACCAGTGGGATGAAACACCACCCGTGCAGCGTGTCACGCAGTCCATCGATGCGCGCCTCATCCAGCTTACTGAAAAACAGAGTAAAACAGGTGGTGACTTCAAGGAAATAGACCTGCTGACCCGGCAGCTTAAAAAACTGCATGATGGCCAGCCGGATGCGACGGCCACAGGAAAGAAAAGCCGGGCGAAAAACTCAAAAATCATTTCACGCCGGAACAGATTGCCGCACTGCGGGAAAAAATCATCAGCAGGCTGGAGTGGCATCAGCGGGGCTGGTTTGACTCTCTGACCCTTTGCAGGGAAGCCGGGATACGTAACAGGATGATCCTGAAATCCCGACAGATTGGGGCGACCTGGTATTTTGCACAGGAAGCACTGCTGATGGCACTGCGTGACGATGTGGCACAACCTTACCAGCGTAACCAGATTTTTTTGTCTGCGTCGCGTCGTCAGGCGTTCCAGTTTAAAAGCATTATTCAGAAGGCTGCATCTGAAGTTGATGTGGAGCTGAAAGGGGGCGATAAAATCATCCTCTCCAACGGTGCAGAGCTGCATTTTCTTGGTACTTCTGCTGCGACGGCACAGTCCTACACGGGCAATTTTTATTTTGATGAATTTTTCTGGGTCAGCCGCTTTGCTGAACTGCGCAAGGTGGCTGGCGCTATGGCAACCCTCAGCGGACTGCGGCGCACCTACTTCTCCACGCCATCCACCGAAACGCACGAGGCATACGCCTACTGGAACGGCGACCGCTGGAACGAGAAAAAGGCCACGCATAAACGCCAGCGTTTTTCTGTGGACTGGAAAACGCTGCATAACGGGCTTATCTGCCCTGACCGGACGTGGCGGCAAATTGTCACGCTGGAAGATGTGGTTAATCACGGCTGGAAACACACCGATATTGACGAAATTCGTGATGAAAACACCGAAGACGAGTTCCGCAATCTCTATATGTGTGAGTTTGTCCGCGAAGGGGAATCGGCATTTAACCTGAATATCCTGATTGGCTGCGGTGTTGACGGATACGACGACTGGAAAGACTGGAAACCTTTTGCTCCCCGCCCGATGGGGAATCGTCCGGTATGGATTGGGTATGACGCAAACGGCAGCAGTGGCAACGGCGACAGCGGCGCTGTGTCCGTGGTGGTTCCTCCGGCTGTTCCTGGTGGCCGTTTTCGAACGGTGGAGACGCGACGCGTTCAGGGGCTGGAGTTTGAAGAACAGGCCAGAGTCATTGAAGAGTTCACGTGTCGCTACAACGTGGAACACATCGGCATTGATGTGACGGGCGGGAACGGGGAGGCTGTTTATCAGATAGTGAAGCGGTTTTTCCCTGCTGCTATTCCGTACACCTTCACGCTGTCATCCAAACGGTCGCTGGTACTGAAAATGCTGCAAATAATGCGTGCCGGACGGTGGGAATACGATCGCGCCGAACGCGAGCTGGTCGCGGCCTTTAACGCCGTGCGTAAGGTGAAAACACCGGGCGGCTTTATCACTTACGAAACGGACCGCGCGAGGGGGATCAGCCACGGCGACCTTGCGTGGGCAACCATGCTTGCTGTCATTAACGAACCAATTGGCGGCGAAGGAGAAAACGAGCGTTTCACGGTTATGGAGTTCTGATGAGCAGAAAAAATAAAAAAGTGCGCATGAGTTCACGCATTGATCTCGCTGATGCGCTCAGGAAAGAATCATCGCTCAGTGCATTCACATTTGATGGTCCTTATCGCCTGACCGGGCATGACCTGCTGGACAATATGTACTGTGCTGATAACGGGCGGTGGTATGAAACCCCGGTGGACTGGTACGGTCTGGCAAGAGCCGCCCGGCAAACGTCCTGGCATCAGTCTGCGCTTTACTTTAAGCGCAATGTATTGCTCGGTTGCTACATCCCGCACCCGCTGCTTTCCCGGCAGGATTTCTCGGCGCTGGCGCTGGACTGGTTTGTGTTCGGTAACGCATTCCTTGAGCTTCGGAGCAATATGCTCGGCGAACCACTTAAATTACGGCACGCACTGGCGAAATACATGCGACGCGGAAGCGATCTTGAATCATGGTGGTATGTGCAGGATGGCAAGGACGCGTTTCAGTTTTGCCCTGGCAAAGTGTGCCACCTGATGAATCCGGACATTAACCAGGAAATTTACGGCATGCCGGAATATCTTGGCGCATTACTCTCGGCCAGCCTGTCTCATTCGGCGGACATGTTCAGAAAACTGTATTACGACAACGGATCCCACGCCGGGTGCATCATCTACATCGGTGCAGCGCAGGTAAACCGCGAAAGCATGGACTCCCTGAAAGAAACGTTACAGGGTGCGCGTGGTGGTGGTGCGTTTAAAAACGTGCTCATCCACGCGCCCAACGGGGGCAAAGAGGGGGTGCAAATTTTGCCGTTCCAGCAGATCACCGCAAAGGATGAGTTCATGAATGTTAAGGCGGCATCCCGTGATGATGTGCTGGCTGCGCACCGCGTTCCGCCGCAACTGATGGGGGCAATGCCGGGCGAAAAAAGTGCGTTTGGTGATGTGGAGAAGGCCGCGCGGGTTTACGCAATTAACGAGCTGATGCCCGTCATGGAGGCTATGAAGCACATCAATGACTGGCTTGGCGAAGAGGTGATCCGCTTTAACCCTTACGCACTGCTGGACACCCAGCCCACATCCTGACGCGCTTCGCTTGTCTGCTGCTTCGCCGGGGCATAAAAAATTTATGCCCCGACTCTCCAGCTCCTGTATCAATCAGATAATTTCACGACGTCTTCCAGCTTATTGCCATCATCGACGGTCAGGCTCTTACGCAATCCCATCGCGCTGACTGCATGTTCTCGCCGCCTCAGTGCGATTTTGACGGCCTTATCTGCCACCCCATCAAATCAAAAGCCCTCACGTCTTTTTCACGCTCAGCGTGAGAAATACAGCCATTCTGTTGTGTTGCTGCGACATCGTTCAGGGGATGCTATTTACCCCCTGAAACGCGGGCTGTTCCCCCGTCACCTGCGCGCAGAAAAAACGCGTTTTTTTGTGCACGCACGGATCCTTGACGGATCCAGCCGCCACGCGGGCCGGAAGGGCAAAAAGTCGTTCAAAAAAATTGTGCAAATTTGTGCACTATTGTGCAGCAGGGCGATGCGCGATTATCGCCCTGGTTTGAGGGAGATCAGGTGTTATTTTTATCTGTCGTCGTGTTTCTCCTGCCACAATGCTTTTCCGCCAGCCTTTATGATGGCTCTTTCAACATCCCGCTCGTATCGCAAGGGCTGAAATACGTCATTAATGAAATATTCGCTTATGTCCGGAAGCGATACTGCAAAATTATTTGTTTGTTGCGCCGTCCGGCTATGCAGCAAAGCGGCATGCTTTAATGCGTCCTGTGCTTTCTGGAATTTAAGTGCATAGTCAGTGGCGATTTTTTCCAGTTCAGCGATTCGGTTGTCTTTAGTTTCCAGCCAATCAAGTAGCGCCAATACTTCAGGATCCCCGACATCCAACACTGTTACGCGCGATTTTTCATAATGTTCGTCGGCAAGAGTTCGACCAATTTTGAAATCTCCATCATCACCATAACCGGAGCAGGCATAAACAACCTGTGCTCCAGATATTCGCTGAATTGACATTTCCTCGCCGCAAATAGGGCATTTCGGTACTGGCGCAGGTGAATAGCGTTCGCGTAATGCCTGATAGTCAATCTTGCTCACTGGTTGCCTCCTTTGTGTTGCGTCAGCTCTTCCTGCGCCTGCATCATGCGATTGACCTGAACGCGTGTGCGTCGAACGGCAAAATTAAATTGAAACATGAGCCGGAACATTTCTGAGGCTTCCGTGTGAACATCATGGAGAGGTGACAGGCGGTACAGTTCTGCCTCCGTAGCTTGTTGAATCAATGACAGATCAAATTGAAGTGCGGGTCTGGTACATTTTGCACATCTGGCAGCAAGCTCCGGCATCAGTTTCTTAACGAAGGTGTTTTGCACCGCTTTGTTGAGTTGTGTCTGCATCCAAATCGCAAATTTCAGCGAACGCATAAGTTTGATAGCCTCGGGCAGCGGCAGATAGATCATGCTGGTAGATTTGGGTGGTTGGTGAATCATCTTCACGGATACGCGATTTCGCAGCGTTCGGAAAATCGTGTTCCCAACAACAGCTTCTACGGATACAGGACAGGGAGCCAGACCAGCCCGCAGTGCTTCTTTCATTAGCATGTATTCGTATTTTTTCATCGTGTTTTCCTCGTGCGGGGGGGGGAGACAGTGCGCCCCGATAAAATTAAAAGCCGTCAAATTCGTCATTCATGCGTTTTTTCTTCATGGTCTGTCACTTCTCCTCTGATAATTTCATTGCACAAATCCACGCACTCATTGCAGATGTAAACAGACGGTCCGGCAATCACCTTTATGACTTCGTGCTGGGATTTATTGCAGAAGCTGCAATAAATCGTCTTCTTGCCTGAAGTCCATGTTTTGCTGATTTCGCCAGACATCAGTTGCTTGATGTCTTTTTCACGACGAAGAACTATCTGGCCACATTCAGCTATTTTTTGGATGTTGACATTTTCTTCTTTCGCCAGCGCTTCCATTCGCTCAATCAGTCGCTGCTCTTTTTCTCTGTCAATGTGTTGCATTGTGTCCCCCTTGTTTATGTTCCCGGATTAAAGTCATCAGGGCGGATGCGCCCTGATGTTGTGTTATTCGGGAAATAACGCCCGGATATTTCTGGCCATCTGACTGGTTATCTGTGCGGTTGATACTGGCTGTGACGCGGGGCGTTCTGTCCTGGTTTGTGTCACCGATAACGCCTCATCGTCAGCCCATGCAGCCAGTCGGTAAGCCTCTGCCGGATTCATTTTCAGAAGTGCCAGCCCGGCCAGAAAAGCCACGCGTTGGCCGCTTTTGCGGGCTTCTGGTGTAAGGCTGTCCAGCCAGGCGCATGCTTCGCCTTCGTTCTTGACGGCGGCGGGCTTCAGATAGAAACTTATCCGTCTGGTTGGTGTCGTCATTGGTTTACTCCTTGTCCATTGCGTACAGCCCATTAACCAGAGCAAACTGTGGCACCCCGTCCGCGATGAAAGTCGCATTAACTCCGCAGGCTTCGCGGATAGCGGGTGCCACAATCTCCGCCCCTCCACCGACAACCATCACCCGCCCGTAACCCGAAAAACCCGCCAGCGCGCGGATCACGCGTTGTTTCAGTGTTTCTTCCTTTTCACGAATAACCTCCATCAGGCTGGCGTAATGCGCGTCATTGTGGATGTGCTGGCGCAGCCAGGCTTCATTATGGCGATGTTCGATAATGGTATTGGCGATGTGGTGACTGGTGCGCATACCGTTAGTGGCCATCACCGACAGTACGGCATCGGCCATCAGAGAAACGCCTACGTGTGGATCGCAAAACACCTGGCTGATACCTGCCAGTTGCCCCTGAACCTTTGCCACATCCAGCGTGGTTCCGCCCAAATCTACAATCAGCAGGGATTCAAACGGACTCATGTCAGCCAGTGCCTTAAAGCCAGCCGGAATGGATTCAGGCATAACCCGCACGTTACGGATAGTGAATGCTTCGCCGTTCTGGTACTCCACCGGGCGCATAACGTTCGCTTTTTTGCGGTTGATGTTGGCCATGTCCGGCTGTGCGTTTGTGTCGAAATACTCGCTCAGTGGCAGGGTGACAACCACATCCACCTCCTGTGGCGTGATGCCTGATTTGACCAGCGCGTGATGAATGGCAATGACATTCACATCGCTGTACTGGTATTGCGTGTCGGTCGTCTGGACAAAGCGATCGCTGACCGGATCAAAACCATAGCGCACGCCATCAAGCATGTAGTTCGCAGGCTGCGAGCCACCGAACGGCGCAGACCATTCCGACTTGAAGCTGTTCGGGCTGATGGCGTTGCGGCGTTCGCCGTTCTCAGTCCATGCCAGCTTGATGTTGGTGGAGCCGTCGTCGATACAAATTTTCATGTCGCTTTTCCTTATGTTGATTAATTAATCGTTTACGGGATTCTGAAATCCCGTTTTTGCCTGTTTTATGCGCGCTTCATATATCGCGGCGCGTTTTTTTGCTCATTTATGGGATTTGTGAATCCCGTTTCTGTCTGTTTTTTGTTTCCACTGGTCAGGCCACCCCGCAGCAGGTCTGCTTTGCGGCGGGCGCGTTCAGTGGTTTCACTGATTCTCTGTGCGTGCTCTGCGTCGCGGATGGCGCGCAGCATGTCAGAAAGCACGGTAACGGGTGTTTTCATGGTGTTCTGGTCCTGCTGAAGTGTGGATGCCAGGCGTGCGGCGGCTTCAGGGTCTGATGCCCCCAGCTGTGCCAGATAGCTGGCGACCGGGTTATGGCGGATCTCCGTGCTGCTTACATCGTGATTACGGCTCAGGCGCTGCCAGAGCTGCGTGATTCGGCTGTCCGGGCGGGTATCCGGTTTGCGTACAATTTCAAATCCCTGCGGTGCAATGATGCTGCCGTCAACGTACAGACTGCCGCCCCGTAACAGGTGCTGCATCTGTTGTTCACCGATATGCAGGCCAAGGGATTCAGCAGACTCCCGCCATTCTTTAGCGAGTAATTCGTGGTTATCAGGCAAAGGCCGCTGCTGTTTGCGGCTCTGTGTCCAGCTCTGCATTTCATCACTGTTGTTTTTTGCCTGTTTGTCACGCAGCGAACGCATCAGCGCCCGGCGTTCGTGCCGTTTCAGTGAGTGCAGCCATTCGTTCACTTCAACACCGTCAGGGATCTGCGGCCACGGTGCTGGCCGTTCTTCCGGCTGTTCTGTCCCGTTGTTGTCCGTTTCCTGTACACGGGGACAGTTATTGCCACGAGTCCAAGGGGCGGCAGGGCCGCCCTGAAGGTCAAAACCATTTTCGCGGGCGCTGTCTTCCGCTTCCGGTTTGCGTCTTACCAGCTTCCAGTTATCCGGATGCGTGCACACACGGGAGGATTCCCCGATGAGTGGTGACCAGATCCCGTAAATCTGTACGCCCTGCTCGCCGTAATCGTTCAGCTCATCTGCGAGGTCGTAGGCGGTGCGAATCAGGTAGTCCTTGCGTGGAACAAGTACGCCACCCTGTTTTTCAATGTAGGAGGCAAAACACCCGGCATCAGCGGCAGCAAGAACCGCATCCATTGCGTCATCCTTCAGCCGTTGCGGGCCTTCCGGGTTGCGTGCCATCTGGCTGGCGAGGCGGCGCAGTTCACGCCACACCTGACGGGAGGGGATGCCAAAGAACTGGAACTGGCGGACGCGGTGAAGGCGCGCCCAGCCGATGGCGCGCTCCACGCTCTCGGCCATTGATTTTCCGGTTTCGTGGTCAACGCGTGGTTTGCCCGTTTTCGGGTCGATTCCATCCACGGCGCGGCTGTCCAGATTTTTTCCGATGTAGGTGGCGATGTAGCTGGTTGGCGTGCCTTTGGAGCCGTCGACATACTCCACCTTAAAGCGCGGAGTAATATCATTGCCCAGCTCGTGGCGGTCTTCCTGAATGGCAATATCGCGGGTGATGGCCACGATGCTGTCGATTTCTTCCGGATGAGCAAAGACCATCATATGCCAGTGCACGGTGCCGTCATGGTGAGGCTCCACCGTGCGGATGCCATACCAGCGCAGGCCGTCGCGGTTCAGTTTTTTGCGGACCGCCGCAAAAAACGTGTTAACCAGATAATCGCTGGAGTCGCGCATGGTGGCCCCGTTCCATTTGGGATTCGGATGACCGTTCTCTGTTGTGGCGTGGTATTTTGACGGGCAGGTGACAGTCAGAAACACCGCTTTGTCGCCACGGGCTTCGGCCAGAAGTTCCAGCCCCTTCATGGTGGCCATCATTTCTGCCTTACGGTGAACCGGGTTACTTACTCCCGCGTAATACACCGTCTCGAGATCAATCGTGAACCCGTCTTCATTTTCCAGCATGAAACTTTTCAGGAAATCGCGTGTTTTCTCGCGCTGTGCGCGAAACTCGCTTAACGCGTCCTGGCTCAGATAGGGCGATGTTTTTCTGGAAACCAGACAGGCGGCGCGGAGTTGTTCTTCTCTCCACTCGCAACGTAACAGCCACAGTTTGCGTTTCCACCATTCTGCACAGGTCAGGCGAAGGATTGCGCCCGGCAGCAGCTCCGTGTCCGGTTCGTTCCTCCGGTCTTTGTCTGTTGTCAGTGCGTCATAATGCGGAGGCATGGCGTGCAGGTGTAACGCCATGCGGGCCAGCATCTGATACGCCTTCAGCGTTACATCCATGGTCAGCTCGCCATCAGTCGCACCAAAGCCATCGCAGAGCTTTTCGAAGGTGCTGCTGAACATCGCCGCCGTCATGGTGGCCAGCGTCTGTATCTGGTGTTTGTTGAGCTGCGGCAGGTAAAGCAAATCGTCCAGGCGTTCGCGTCCGGCAATGGAGCGATAACCCGGTGTCAGCCAGCGGCTGTCGGTGCGGTCCAGACGTTCGAATATTTTGCGCAGGGTTCCGCGCGCGTAGCGTTCCGCCTGCCAGCTCTTTTTGCCTTTCTGACGATCGGCTTCCTGTTTTTTGCGCAGGAAAGAGAGGTGGCGGCTCAGAGGTTCACGCAGATAAACGGGAAGCACCTTCAGTGTGGCAAAAGCACGGGCCACCGGGTCTTGTTCTGTTGCCTGACGCTTGCTGATGATGCTTTGTGCCAGCTTTTCACGCTGTCCGGCTTCCTCAAGGGATGCCATGAGTTTTTTACCCACGGTGGATTGTGCGAAAAAGGCTTCCTCCTTCGCTTCCTGTTCTTCCAGAGCCTTTTTGTCTGCCTCAAGGTAGTAACGGATGGCGCGTTGCAGGTCGGTTTCAGTTTCCTGCCTGTGCTCCGTAAATCTGGCCGGATCAATGGCTGGCCGTGGCTCATTCCAGCTCCATGCAAACTCACTCATGGCTGGTATCCCGTCACGCGCTGCCACTCCTGCGAAAAGATGGCGGAAAGGCGGTTAAATTCAGCGGTGTATTCACTCAGCGAGGCACACCCGCCAGCAGTGCGATGCGCCAGCATTGCCGCAAATGCGGAGGCCGGGGAGTCGTAATACGCCAGCAGTGATTCGCCGTGTGGTGTCAGGCAGTGCAACGCCAGCCCGTGTGGTGTGAAGTCCACGCGGTAGCAGTCGTCTACTGTGAAATAAAGGGTGTCCGCGTTCTCCGGTTTTGTGGTGCGTGCTCTGTTGTCACGACCACGGATGTAAAGATCAAATAATCCCTGAAGAACGGGAGCCAGACGGGTGTCCTGTGTGCGCACCCATCCTGTGAAGTCATGAGCGTCAATCATGCTGCAATTCTCTTTACTACAGATGTGCGAAGGCCTCCCGCCGCAAGGTGCAGGAAAGGCCCGGAACAGGAATTAATGGAGTTTGTTTTGCTGCTGGATGAGCTGCTGAAGCTCGCGCAGATCATCCGCCAGATAGCTGAAAACAGCGGATGAATAGAGGTTTGAAAGTTCGCAGCTACGCTCATGCAGCATATTGATGTGCATGATTTTAGCGACGCGGAATGCGCGGGAAAGTCTGCGGTTGATTTCAGTCTGGATGTGACGACGCTCCGCGATAGCGCGGTGCTGTTTGCGGTTTGCCATGGTGTTTGGCCTCTTCGTTTGTGAGTTTTTGGATACTCACCAACCAGAGTTGAGAATCTCGGGGTGGCGAGACGTACGGGGTTCTCAACACCGGCAAACGAAGAAACCGGCCCGACCGAAGTCGGCCCCGTACGCCCCACCATAATTCGTGTGCGAAAAAGACGTGGCAATACAGTACGCACAAAAAAACCGCTGGCGCGGTTGTGCGCTTCGTTTGTCAGCAGGTTGAGAATCCCGGCACCCGTTTTATGAGGTGCAGCAGAAATGTAACCTGACTGATTGCGGCATGGCAAGCGGTTTTTTTGTGTGTGCATGATGATTACTCAGTTTGGTAATAGCTCGTACAGCACGGCGTCGGCGGCGGTTCGGCGGTTGTAAAGCCACCATACTGTGCTGTATGCCACCTGTATCCCTGTGATTTTGTGTATATGTCTGCTTATTTCCCTGAATGGCATGCCGTGCCCATCACGCAATTCAGTTACCAGATGAACAATATGATCGTCGTATTTAGCAGCATGATGTATGCCTCCACACTTCATTGCGCTGTAACCACGATCGCGGAGTATTTTTTGTATGGTGCATTTGCTACATTTCATTTCCCGCGCCATATCCCTCTTACTTTTTCGGTGGCGGTTGCTGATTATTTCTGCTATTGCCTTTTCATCCAGCCGCTGGCGTTTCCGCCCAATCAGCCCTCGCTTGCGCAAGGTGATAAGGCGCTGCCCCGTTGCATGAAATGAGCGATTAAGTCTGGATGTCATTTCCCTGATGCTGTGTTTCGGGTACATGCTTATCAGCAACGCATCTTCCTGTTTCGTCCATTGTTTAACGTGTCTTGGTGCCTGACCGGGGATGCCCATGGGTTTGAGTTTCATTGTGATTTGCTCCCTTACTGGTTAAGGAAAAAATCGAAAACGTTGTCGATGCGTTGTAATAGCTCGCGCTGTATTGCTTCCGGTGTTTCCGGTTCACCAGGTGCCCCCAGTGTTGCGCAGAAATCAGTGATTTCATGATGGAGCGTCAGGCGAATGGCAGGCGCCGTAGTTCTGGCGTGCTCCAGCTCATCCAGCAGTGCCAGCACAGCAGATGGTGAGAGCATTGCGCGAAACGCCAGTAATTTTTGATGTGTTGCCATTCGTTGCAGGTCAGTCGCCAGTTCGCGTAATTCCTGGTGGTTGATGGTGCTCATGCTCTGGCTTCCTTCAGTAGCTGGTTAAACATGTGGGTTAGTGGGTTACCACACCCGAACGGCATCGGGTTTACCTGGTAAGAGAACCGACCACCTGTTTTGCGCTCTTTTCTTACGACTGAACCGCTGCGCCAGAGTCGGCGTAACTCCGCATTAATGGCTGTAGTTGGGGTATTCAGTGCTGCGGCGATTTCTCCACCGCTACAGCCCGGATTGGCTGTGATGTAGTCCAGAATGGTCATCTGCGTGACTCCTGTACCTGTCGGATAAGGTTCACCTGCACCACGTTGGTGGCGCAGAAGTAAGTGTCGTCGGTGAGATAAATGTGATGCGCGTCAGGTTGCGAACGGTGACGGTCGAGCGTTTTAATCAGCCGTTCGTCAACTTCGTATTCACGTCCTCTGGAAGTGAAACGAACGACGGTAAATCGCTTAATTGCCATTACGCCTCCTTGGCGTGTGCGAATACCTCCGCGAATGCGGATTGTTTTTACATTTTCTTATTTAACCAGTGGTTTTATTTGCTCTGTTATTCGCCAGTGAAAAAGCGTTCAATCTTTTTTACTGAATGAATAATTCGCATAATCCCAATGGCGCAGGCCACCGAAATAATCAGAACAAGCCATGAGATAAATATACTCATGCAATATTCCCCAGTTTATATGGCTCAATATGGTCCCCGTTTTCTGCGGCGCAGACGAGTATGGAAAGCTCGTCGAGCGCGTCCGGGTCGTCAATGTAAAAAGCTGTGTCGTATATACTCTTGATGGCCCTGGTCAATGACTCTCGGGCTGCGAGTTCAGCATGAGTGCCTGATGCGCTTATGCGAAAATGAAAGCGCTCAAGTGCTTTATTGACGAGAGTTTTATATTCTTTATCCATCGCAACGCCCTTTAATCTGCCTTTTGAATTTCAGCTTCTGAATCCATGCAGATAATTTCGATATAGGGTTCATCGCCATTAACCTGACGTGCTTTTTCAGCTTCGCTAATAATTTCGCGCACGGTCTGGTACGGAAGTTCCACAAACAATCGCGTGCCGTTCAGATAAAGGTAAGTAGCCACATCTTTTGCTGCCGGGACTACAGCATCAATAGCCGATGCGCGTAATAACAGTTCACCGCGAAAATCAATAAAACGGATAAATACACCTTGTGCATGCTCTTTGGTCATAAAGCACCTGTTATAAATCAGCCTGTTTAATAAAACTTTGCCCGCGAAGCAGACGATCAACCGTGCGTAGTGCTTCGTATAATGTGAAATCCTGCCCGAACTGATTGTCGCCGCAGCTCAATGCAAAAATGCGGTTTCCGGTAAACGGATTGCGTGGGCATTTGTGAACCACGATTCCAGCTTTCTCAATCAGCCAGGCATGCTCGCCGATTTGTTTTACTGGGTAGCCATCCGGCGTTGCGTGTGTATCACTCAGGCTGTAGCGGATGTTGCTGCGTGATGCACTGGTAGCGAAACGGTTAGCGTGGCGTTCAGCACCATTACGAAAGCGTGAATTACGTTGCTGTTTCATATCAAAACTCCCTGCATCTCATGCAGCAAAATTAAGGAAGCCTAATCCCAAATCTTCCGCCAGCTTCTTGGCTTTATTAAGCCAGTGGTTGCGCCAATCTTTACGCTCAGGAGGAAGCTGTTTCGTTGCGTCATAGACCATTTCGAGCCACTCGTTCCATAGGATGAGAAGGCGGCGTGAACTTCCTTCCTCGCCTAAAACTTCACGCTCAGTGGCCAGAGGGATGAGCCGACGTTCCACCAACTTTCTTACGGCTGATTCGGTCTTGCCCGTGCGGCGGGCAAATTCATCGACGGTGATGGGGTCTGGGATCTTAAACAATGCCCTCAATAGTTCTTCATTCATGTGATAATCTCCCTGTTTGGGGTATAGGTGAGATATTTACCCCATAGTTCAACTCATTGTTTGCATAATGCACTACATATTTGGAGAATGCAATATGATTTTGGAGATTGGTGAAAAACTAAAACTAATGCGTGAAAGTGAGCGCATTACAAGTCGCAATGAGGCTGCTGAGTTAATAGGTATTCCGCATAACGCGCTATGGCGTTATGAGACTGGCGAATCCATACCCAAAGGGGATGTAATGATGAAAATCTTAAATTGCCCGCGGTTCGAAAAATATGCCTTGTGGTTTATGACTGGGAAAATTGCGCCTGAATCCGGGCAGATAGCTCCGGCTCTCGCACACTATGGGCAAGAGCCAACGGATTTACCCCCATCCGAAAGGAAAATTGGTTAACCCTTTATTATTCTTACGTTTTACAAACTGGAAATGTCTTTCCTCGTTTCACCGGAGGGCTTGCCAATGGCAATTAAAGCACTCGATGGTGGACGGTATAAAGTGGATGTTAGACCGCGTGGCCGAAGTGGACGTCGGATTCAGCGGATTTTTAAGAAAAAGGCAGATGCAGTGGCCTTTGAGCGTTATGTTCTCAGCCACATGCACGATAAGGAATGGCTTGAAAAGCCAACAGAGCAACGTCATCTCTCAGATCTGCTTCCGTTATGGTGGGAATTGGGTGGACGCAATAAGCCATATGCTAACGGCGTTCTAACCAGGTTGAAAAAAATCATCAAAGAAATGAATGATCCAAGGGTTAGCCAGATTAATGCTCGTTTCATGGCTGCTTATCGAAGCTCCCGTTTATCTTTGGGAGTAAAAGAGTCTACTGTTCGGCGTGATGAGTCGGATCTCGGAGGAATGTTTACACTCTTGGCAAATGCCGGGGAATTTCACGGAGAAAATCCGCTCCGCGCCCTCCCCTCTTTGAAACGAAAATCACCCGAAATGACGTATCTCACCACGGAAGAAATCGCCAAATTACTGGATGCAGTAAGCGGTGATGCCCGGCGGATTACGCTACTTTGTCTCAGTACTGGTGCGAGATGGGGAGAAGCGAAAAATCTGCGCGCGGAACACATCATCAATAATCGCGTGACGTTTAACAAAACTAAAAACGGAAAAGTTCGAATTATTCCTGTCTCTGATGAAGTTGTTAGTGAGATCAAAACAAAGAAATCCGGCCTTTTGTTTGACGTCAATTATGAGGAATATCGCAAGGTGCTTCGCAGTGTTAAGCCAGACCTACCAAAAGGACAGGCTGTACATGTTCTACGCCATACCTTTGCTGCTCACTTTATGATTAATGGAGGAAATATACTTACGCTCCAGCGAATTATGGGGCACGCCACGATCCAGCAAACTATGACCTATGCGCACCTCGCTCCTGATTTCCTCCAGGATGCAATTTCACTTAATCCGTTAAAAGGAGGCATCCACATTTCATCCACATAA